GCTGCCGCAGACACCTACCTGACCGGCTCCTCAATTTCAAACTTCGTTCCGTTCATCAAAGCGGGAATGATCCTTCGCTGGAAACTGGGTTTCTCCAAGACGGCTGCCGGTACTGCTGCCCCGGCATTTACAATTCGTGTCGGTACGGCAGGGACAGTTTCCGATACGGCTGCGAGTGCCTACTCAGCTTTCGGTGCGGGTACGGCTGTAATCGACCAGGGCTGGTGCGATATCGAGGCTATCGTAAGGACGATTGGAGCTTCGGGCATTATTCAGTCCACAATCCGCCTCGATCACAACTTGCAGACCACCGGAATTACAAACGTGCAGGTACAGGTCAAGCAGTATACGTCGGGAGCTATCAACTTGACGACGGCCGGGCTCATCATCGGTCTGTCTTGTAACCCCGGAGCGGGTACTACGTTCACATTTCAGAATGTCAGCGTTACGGCTCACGGCCAGGTCGGTGACTCGTAATGCCTGACAAGCACCTGAATTTCAGTTATTCGACGGTAGCTACTGCTCCATCCCCTGCCACAACAGGTACATCGCTGGTTGTTGCTGCTAGTACGGGCACGTATTTTCCAGCGGTGCCATTTAATGCTGTAATTTGGCCTGCCGGAGCGCGTGCTGTGGTTGGAAACGCTGAAATTGTGCGGGTTACTGCTAAATCTGTCGATACGTTTACGATAGTTCGTGCGCAAGAATCAACATCAGCTCGATCCGTCATTGTTGGCGATCAAATTGCTGCTGCTATTACATCCAAGACATTGACCGATGTTGAAAATAAGTTTCCGGCATATGGGAGTGGCCTGTATTACGTGGCAAGCCCCATTGGGTCGGCTAGTGCCCTTTCTAACAACGATTCTATTGTTCTGAATCACGTATATGGAGTAGGCCCAGTTCCCCTTCGTGCTGGAACGCTGTTAAGAGTCGGTGTAATTGTCTCAACCGGAGTTTCAACTTCTGTAGTTCGCCTTGGCCTTTATACCGATGGTGGGGGTTATCCTGGCACGCTTGTTGCTGACTTTGGAACGGTTGCTACGGATACAACAGGAACTAAGGAAATCACAATTTCACAAGCAGTCAATGACGCAAACTACTATTTCGTAGCGGCTGCGCAAGTGGCTTCCGGTGTGGGATTGAAATACATTCCTCCTAGCTATATAGGTTCATGGGGTTTTCCGTTTGATACAGCGTCACCGACCGGGGCGAACGCAATGGGATCGTGGGATGGAGATTCAGCCACGGGTGCGCTGAATTCGATTTTCATTGCTAGTCCGCCTCCGTCTCTATCCAATGCGCATTTTCCACTGATCTTTTTCCGTTACTAGGGAGTAGTGTATGGCACAGACAACACGAGAGGTTTATGATGGACATGGAAATTTGATATCGACCGAAACGGTCACGATTCCTGATTCAATTGTAAATCTCGATACGCTGCACCAAAAGGCGATGGCGGCTCTAACAAACAACGCGACGTATCTCGGAATTGCAAATCCGACAAACGCACAAGCCGTAGCACAAGTGACTGCGCTAACCCGTCAAGTAAATGGGATTATTCGCATCCTGCTAAATCAGACTGACATAATTACAGATTCGTGAGCGTTGCTGCTGATACTTATGGGGTCATGGGTTTTGGGGTCGATGCGTTTGATCCCGGTTCTGTAATTGTCAAATCTGTTTCTAGTTATATCAGTGCAGTGTTGGCGGACAATCCCTTGGTCTTTTGGGAAATGCAAGAGACATCAGGGACGACGGCAGCCGATTCGTCCCCAAATGGTAATGCTGGTACTTACAGCGGGCCGTCAGCACCTACTCTTGCGCAGCCTGGGCCGCTTGTTGGGTCTACGTCTGTTCAGTTTGCAAATGGTTACGTATCGAGCACGAACAATCAATATGTAATTAGCACTAATTTGTTTGACCCGGCTGGTCGATTATCAGCGGGTGACACCGGGCATATTTCATTAGAGTGTTGGCTGTTGATTGCATCAGGGCCACCGGCAGGGTCGTCGGGATTTGCAAGCATTCTTGGCATGGTCAATCAAAACAACGCGGGAGCAAACACTCCCGATATGTATGTTCGTTGGGATGGATTTGGGGTTGCATATGCTTATCCCTATGTGAGTGGTGCACAATTTTCAGTTGGTGCCACACAGTTGTTCGACGGTGAATGGCATCATCTGGTACTCGTAGCTACTGATAGTGGCTACATGATTTACATTGATGGAAGGCAGGACAGCCCATTGACTTCCCTTAGCGGCGTCCTGTATAACAGCTTTACTGGTGGATCAACATTGAAATTTGCAGTTGGCCCGTGGATCGCGGGTGGGTCATATGGTGTGACTGGCTATATTGCATTTGCAGCAATGTACCAGAGTGCGCTCAGTGCATCTAGAATTGCAACACATTTTCTATCGGCTCCTGTTCTTCCCTCTGTTGGGAAAATTGGTCAGTGGGATGTTGACCTGTATGCAAAGGCGTGGTTCTGATGGAGGATGCAAACCTCTATCTCGGCGTCTGGTTTGCAGTTGAGCTTGAAAGCCCGATTCAGCCTGTAATTACTGCTCCGCCAGGCGTAGAGACTGCTACAGCAGTTGCTCCCGTAGTTGTAATTAGTCCCACTGTCGTAGCTCCTCCGGGTGTCGAGACTGCTACCGCAGTCGTTCCCGTTCCTTCAATTTCAATTACAGCGCCTCCCGGAGTAGAAACTGCGACTGCTGTAGCGCCGGTACCGCAAATTTCATCTACGATTGTTGCTCCACCCGGAGTCGAGACGGCTACAGCGGTCGTTCCAGTTCCACAGATTTCACTTACGGCTCCTCCGGGTGTAGAAACAGCGACAGGAGTAGCACCACTCATTGTCAAGACGTTTGTAGCGCCACCAGGCGTAGAAACAGCCACGGCTGTAGTCCCGGTTCCATTGCTGGCGCTTACTGCGCCGCCAGGGGTAGAGACAGCGACGGCAGTTGTACCTGTAATTTCAATCACTGTTGTTGCGCCGGTCGGTATCGAGACTGCAACGGCAGTTGCGCCCACTGTTGTCACTTCGATCACGCTTGTAGCCCCGGCGGGAGTGGAAACTGCGACAGCGGTTGTCCCGACCCTCTTAATTACAGCTATTGCCCCGGCGGGAGTGGAAACTGCTACTGCGGTAGCTCCGCAAATCTCACTTGTCACGACCGTAGTTGCGCCGGTAGGGATTGAAACGGCGACAGCGGTAGCTCCAACGATCAATGTCGGCACAGTTGTAATTGCGCCGGTAGGAATAGAGACTGCAACTGCCGTAGCGCCCCAGGTTGTCATTGGCCTAAGCGTCACTGCACCGGCAGGAGTAGAGACAGCTACGGCCACTGTGCCCACTTTGTCAATCGGGACGACCCAGGTTGCCCCGGCAGGTGTAGAGACGGCCAGTGCGACCTCTCAGGCGGTTCCCGGCATCACTTTGCTGCCAACGCCGGGAATCGAGACTGCCACAGCCGTCCCTCCGGGCTTCTCGCGCTCTCTAACGGCTCCTGCGGGCCTGGAAACGGCCACCGCGACCGTTCCTACCCTCTCAACCTCTGTGAGCCTTACAGCGCCTTATGCAATTGAGACGGCTACAGGCGTTCCACCGACTTTCCTCGTCCAGACGATTGTGCCTCCGGGGATCGAGACGGCTACAGCGGTAATTCCTACGCTTGTCAAAACCTTCGTGTCGCCAGCGGGTGTCGAAACAGCTACCGGCGTCAGCCCGACTCCGATAATTACACTTACAGCGACACCGGGGGTTGAGACAGCAACCGCCGTAGCCGCGACAATATTCATTTTCACAGGTGTTTCACCGCCGCCAGGCTACGAGACGGCCAAAGGAACGGCCCCGTCTCTTGCAATTTCGACAACTCTCGTTGTATCGCCCGGTATCGAGACTGCAACTGCCGTAGCTCCCGCTTTCAGCATCAGCTACACCGCGATCACACCAGCCGGGATCGAGACTGCCAATGCTGTAGCTCCGTCAGTTGTCAAACTGACGACTGTAATTGCACCAGCAGGCATAGAGACTGCTACAGGAGTCCATCCGAGCTTTGTCATTCAGACGGTAGCTCCACCTGGGATCGAGACGGCTGTTGGTGGCACAACAAGTTTGGTCTTTATCCGACCGGGCACGATTCACCGAATTACAAGCACTGCGATTGCCGATGGTGTTTTGGTATCCACTGACATGCCGGATGCTACGGTGATGATCGGCGGAATTGGTGAAGCTCGACTACTAAGCGCAAGGGAGGGATAGTGCCCTCGGTTCATTTGACTTTCACAGCACCGGATGTCGAGAACCTGACGACTCTGAAAATTTACGAAGCGGCAAGCCCGACTGGAACCTTCTCGCCAATCGAGACAGTCTCACCGATGGGCGTCTACCCGGATTACATCGACGAATACACGACTGACAAAGCTCTCAACACGGGTGATTGGTTTGCAATTGAATTCATCGATAGTAAGGGAGCTACGACCGGGCTCTCGGTTGCGGTCAAGGGCGACCAGCAGCTAGCAATTTCAGAAATCATCCAGCGAGTGACGGAACGAGACGCCTCCCTCAATGAGCGCGTGGTGCAGCAAGAGGCCGAGTCTGCCATTTACTACGCGACGGCCACCGATCCATACGACCCGACACTGAGCTTCAACTACTTGCAGAAGCGTGGAATTACAAATCTCACCCTGGCATTCTGCTACCTGAGTGAAATGGCGCAGAGCGTCGGTGCAAGCTGGACGGCAGGAATTGTCAGCATGAAATTCAGCGATGCAGCGATTAAGGCCCGCGCTGATTCGATCAACCGTCTCATCGCTCAGGCGAATCGTGACCTTGGCACAAGCTTCTCGATGGTCGCCTATCTGGAAGATTTGCCGATTGCGGGTGGATCACAATTCGGATTGGTCGATCAGACGAGGCTTCTTGTGGAGTTTAGGTAATGGCCACAGAACAACAATTCCTGGCGCTTCTGGACAAGAACGGCAGTAGTGTAATTTACAACCGTCCGAGCGACGGTACACCCTGTCCATGCCGGACTCCCGAGGGCTACCGCGATCCGATATGGCATATACAGCACCCTAACTCAGCGATGTGTAATGAGGGTGGCTGGCTGCCGGATGCAAATGACATTCAAATTACAGTCAAAGCCTTCTTTCAACCGATCCAAAGCACGCGAGCCACACGGTTGCGCAGTCAGTACGTGATGGAGGATTTTGGCGAAGTCGAGACAGGGGATCACCTGGGAATCTTCCCGCTCGACTGGCAAGGTGTTAGTCTCAATTTCTATGACTGGCCGAGTGGCGGTGAGGCATGGGTGAGCTATGACAGCCGCCGCTATACCGTCGTTCACAGCAACAAAATTTCAGACCCTGATGGTGGACTGCCTCATCATTGGGAGGTAGGAGTCCGGCTCATTAGTTCGGAGGATTTGTAATTGTCGTTCATACAACCCCCGTTGTTCGGCAGCCAGAATTACAGACCTGGGCCACAACTGAATGAACCGACTCCGCTCTCGCGGCCGATACCAGGCCAATTCAGAGCTTTCCCGACTGGGAGTTTCAAAGCCCCGATCAGCGGCATGCAATACGCAACGCCTACGGGCGGCAAGGGAGTGGTCGAGCTTACGAAGGGATCGCTTGAGGCCATTGAGGATTACATCCTCTGGTGTGAAAATGTAGCGCAACGCAAGTTGCCTGCGGCGATGGACATTCTCGCTCGTTTCGGCGTCATGCTGGCCGGTGCGTATGCACAGAAATACAGTGCAGGCGTCCACAAGCACCCCGGCGATACGGCACGTTCTTGGATCATGCCTGTGCCGAGAATTACAAATCGCTACTTCCTCGGCTGGCGAGTAGCAAGGGTGCGACAAGGTACGTGGATGTTGACCAACGACTCCCGTGAGGCATATTACATCGAGTATGGAATCCATCGCAATCCTCATACCGGCCAGGTAGCTCCGCGCAGAATCAGGCGACCAATTTTCAAACTTTCATTCTTGCGCATGATGGAAGCTTTCCAGGAGACGGCTGTAGCCCACCGGATTTGGTCTGACATTCTCGTGCCCAAGCCTGGACAGCCGGGTAGACGAACAAAGCAACTCACATGGTCAACGCTTGCATTTTCACAATCGCCGGGAGTTATGGGTAGCCAGGGCATCATCACCGGCACTGTCCCCGGCGGTGGGCTTCTCTACAAGTATGGTAGCCGATGACAAATTTCAATCCCGAGGACTGGCTGGAAACTGCCGTCAGAGGCTTGAAGGACTACGCGAGCGCAGGAGTCGATGCGGCAGTGCAGAACAATGTCTCTCAAGACTCTGGCCTGGACGTTTTTGAAGTGATGATGGAATTTCCATCCGATGAGAAGATCATCACCCTTCTGCCGGGTAAGAAGTCGATCATCCATTTCGAGCTAGACGATATTCAAGATCACATTTTGGGTTTCGGTAAGAACGTAGCCAAGACCGTGTATGATCCGATCAATTTTCATGTCTCGGAACAGGAGGGGCGTAGACACATATTGAATTTTGATGTCGGCATTTGGACGTGGGACAAATCCGGCGGCACAACGGCGCGGTTCCGTGCAAGGCAAATCCTGACGAACCTATTTACAGGCTCGCAGGCAATCGTCAATTTGAGGGAGGCAACGGATGGAGGAGACGGGCAGCTAGAACTACTCGATTTCACAGGTGGGCACTTCACTACCGATCAGGTCAACGACGTGCGGGTTTTCAGACAGGTGAACACCAATTTGCAAATCCGCGTGTTCAGCCGTACTCCGAATCCTGTTGTCACTTCGACCATCGAGGACATTGGCTATGACCTTGGGCTTGTCATCGACGACAATCTACAACTCTAGGGAGGATTGAAATTGCCAACAGCACAACTTTTCCCGGAGGTAATCGACGCAAGTACGCTGATTGCCAAACCGACTTCGCCTATCTATTTGCCAATCGGTATCGAGGGGCAGATGGACGCGGCCGGAACTGCCACGGTCGGACAGTTCTATCAAATTGCAACTCTCAGCGACGCAATCACGGCATTCGGGCCAGCGTCGAGCCTGACGACACTTCTGAACGAAATTCTCAAGCGAGGAAGCTCTCCTGTAATTGCAGTCGCGTCCAAGAAAGGTTCCACTCCGCTGATTGCAGACCGGACGCCGGTATGGGACAACATGAGCAGCGATCCGACGATCCGCATTCGGCTCACGGACACTACTACCCAATCAGACCTCGTAACTCTGGCAACCTCCTGCACAAATGCCGAGCTTGCACAGCACAAGCAATTTGCAATTTGTGGCATGGCGGCAGGCACGACCAAGGCAGTCCTGACAGCGGCGGCAACTGCAATTGGGTCAAAGCGGGCAGTGCTGGTAGCTCCGGGCGTTTACAACGAATTCGGAGTGCTGATGTCAGGCGCTTTTGCAGCGGCGGCAGTAGCGTCCATCGTCTCCCAAAACTCAGATCCGAGCATCGACCTGGATCAGACGGTCATTCCCTACTTGACCGGCTTGGAAATCGATTCACTCGGTTATTCAATTTTCAGAGAGAAGATCGTCTCTGCCGCTCTTGTAAATGACTTTGAGGACTGCCTGCAAGGTGGAGTCTCACCGCTGATGCCGTCCACGGTTCCCGGCGGTGTAATGACGACGCATCTTCGCATGACGTATCTCACGGACAGTTCCTACGATGCACTTTCAACTCGGATCATCGTCGATCAGGTGTTCTGTGATGTGCGCGACTATGTAATTGCGATGGGCTACTTGCGCAGGCCCAATGACGAAGCCACACGTGATGCAATTGCATCCGGTGTCGATGCTCTGTTGATGGAGCGGCAGGACTGGATTTCACCTGTGGTCGAGGCAGACGGCTCACTCGGCTACAACGTCGCAGTCACAGCCTCTCCCGACAACCGGCAAGTCGTCGTGTATTACAGCGGTCAGGTGATCCGTGGAATTCAGACGATCAAGGTGTCGGCGTCTCTGGTCATCCCTACCTAGAAAGGAAATTACAAAATGGCATTTCTGGAAGGTTTGACAGCCGTAGACCTCGGGCTGAGTTTCGAGAACGGCCTGCACTACTCCGCGTATCAGGACATGAGCGAGGAGACAAACCAGGAAGTCACCTATCAGGGCGCATTCGGAACGGATGGCCCTGTGCTACGTCGCAAGCGCAAGGCAGATACCGGCACGCTCACGTTCACGGCTGTAATTCTCAAAGCCGGTGCCGCAGCAGGCATGAACGATGAAGTCAAGCTGTCGAGCATGGAAGATTTCCAAGCTCAGACGAAGCGAGGCAACAAGACGACCACCTACCTCAATTGCAACTGGACACGAATCACAATTCGCTCCACTCTGGATCAAGTCACGCTCGACTGTGACATTTCGATTCCGGGGTACAGTGGGCCGAAGTGAACATCGGACGTGAAGTGGAAGCCCTCAAGTTTCTTGAACGAATTGCAATTGCTACGGAGAGGATGGCCGACGACCCTGTTTTGGAAATGGAAGTCGGCCCTCCTGTCTGCCCCAACTGCGGAGTCCTCAATCCAATCGTGTCAACCGAAAGCGAAGGCGGTACAGGCCACCTATTTGAAATGTTCGTCAAGATGCACTGCAACGGCTGTGATACGACATTCTACGGCATCCCTGTCCAATGGTCGATGCACTTGGAGACATCTACACTACGAGCGGAATTACAGGAAAGGGCAAAGCTGATCGATGAGCGCACTGCAAGAGACAACGCTACGCAAAGGATTGCTAGCTGAGAGACGACTCGCCCGGATGCGTCTCGGGCAAGCAGTTCTGGAAATCTTCCCACTTTTGAGCGATCCTGAAATTAGGGTCGCTCTTGTTCCGCTTACAGAGGCAGAGCATGAAAGCTGTCTCTCGTTTGCAGCCATGCTCGAAACTCCTGACAACATCGCCGGTCATCAGATGCGTGACCGTGCAGAGACACGTGAAATTCTGTCCTATGCGATCCGCGATCCCAGGAATCTCAGTGAGCGTATTTACAGCAGCGGCCATGAGGTCGGGCTCGACCTAGAGCCGCAAGACGTTGGCTTTTTGATCGACCACTACTACGAGCTTGCAGACAGAAATTCACCACGACTTGAGCAATTGCCAGCAGAGGATGTTGAAATTCTAAAAAAAGCCTTGCAGGAGATGGACTGGAACGAATTTACTGGCAGACAATGGTACGCAGCCAATCGCTTCCTTTTGAGTCTTTCTCCGAAACCACTAGCGGACAGCTTGCTTGGGTCTGGCTCAACCAGCAACTTGACTACGACGAGCGAGTGAGCAAAATACACCCTCATTGCCGTCAGAAATTCGAGCGCGACGTGTGCGAAGTCTGTGGCGAGCCTGTAATTGATCTGGGCCGACTGTCAGAGGAAATTCAGGATCAAATCTACAGACCTGGCGAAGATGAAATTGGAACTGTCGAAGTTGACCTGAGTAGGAAGTAGATGGCACAAGTCACCCAACGCCTTGCACTGTTTCTAACTGCCAACGCGAGTCAGGCTCAGGCCACGCTTGGCCGGATTCCAGGCAGCTTCCTCAATATCGGCCGCTCGGCACGAACGGCTGCACAGGACACGACGCTTGTAAATCAGCAGATGCGGGCATTGGGCACGACTTTGAAATACATGGTTGCGGGCGGCATGGTCTACGGCACGATGAACATGGTTCGCAACCTCGCCCAGTTCCAGCAGCAGCTAGGTCTAATTTCAGCCATTGGTACGCAGGCGGGCTTCGGTCTGGTCGGCAAGGGCCTGGATGATTTGAAAATGTCGATCATGGGAGCCAGCACGGAGCTAATCACACCGGCTAGTGACGTAGCCGATGCTGTGACAAACCTCGTCTCCTCGGTGCAGGCAGGCCAAGGGCTGAATCGAAATGACATCATCCCGGCAGTGATTGAAATTGGCAAGGCTGCTCGTTTGTCACAGACGCCGGTAGAGGACATGACCAAGGGTTTGACTGCGATGAACGTCGCCTTTGGTCGTCCAGTCTCGCTGAAAAACATTTCAGACCTGGCGGCAAAGTGGACAGACTTGATTTCAATGGTTCCCGGTGGTGTGTCGGCTGCACCGCAGTTGGTCAGTCAGTTGGGTGGCCTGGCCGGTAGTGCGAGAATGGCTGCAATTTCACCGGGCGCACTGATGGGCCTGATTTCAGGCGTCTTGAGATTCGGCATCGTGCCGTCTCAAACGGGACAGGGCTTGTCCTACCTCTTGCGAACGCTTGCGACTCCCGAAGCTCCCTCGACTGTTAAATCGGCTAAGCAGATGTTTGCGCAGCTTGGAATTTCAAATGATTGGGTTCAGCAGCATGGCGGTGTCGCTGCACTTGTCAAAGTTTTTCAAGCTGCATCATCAGCGGGCATTCGTGGTGTCAACCGAAATACAGCACAGCGGGCACTTGCGCAAGGTCAGTCCGCAGGCGGAATGATCGACGAAGGTGATATTTCAGGATTGGGAATCTCCGGTGCGGGTGTCAATGTGCTGGCAACTGTTTTCCGAAGGCAGCATGCTCTGAGAACTGCAATTGCGCTCTACTCGATGTGGCAGACCGGGCAGCTTGGCAAAGACTTGAACACACTGGGCGACTCAATTCAGTCGATTCAGAAACAGCAGCATGACTTCGCGCAGATGTGGAAAGAATTTGCAGCGCAGTCGGGTCTTGCCAAAGCGGGTACGGCGTTGCAGAACATCCGCCTACAGGTTTCCCAAGGGCTTGCCCCGATTTTCAATCTCGCATCGAGGCCGATTCCGTGGCTACAGGGAGTGATGCAGCACCACAAGGGAATTACAGAACACTTGTCACAGGCTGGGTTTGGTGTAATTGCTGCACTCGGGCTCAACAAGTTTATAGGATCACCGCTTGGTCGTATTCCTGGCATCGGCAGAATTCCAATTTTGGGTAATATTCTTGGTGCGCCACTGCATGCCGCTGTAATGGCAAAGGCAGTAGAGGACGCGCTCAAGGGAACTGAGAACATGCAGCCTGGCCTCAGTCCTGAAAATCCTCTGTACGTCGTTGTGGTCGATCAACTCGTACAGTCCAAGAGTGGGAGTGGCGGTACTCTAGGAAAAGTTGAGGACGAAGCCAAGAGGGTGCCGTGGATTATCGGTCGCTTTGGCGGTATTGGAAATTTGGCGCGACTTGGATTTACAAGAGTTGGCCTTCCCGTCGCAGTTGGCCTCGGTGCAGCCTGGGCTACCAAAGAACTGAGCAGCCTGCTTGGTGACAAACTGCTCGGCCCTACGGCCGGTGCAGTTACGTTCAAAGGATTGCAATTCACTCGGCAAGGGATGATCCTGTCCAAGCGGCATTCGGGAGGATTGTTTGGGTTTGGCGGTGGGGATGTAATCGGGGCGCTAGGCATGATGGGAAACCGGGCGGCTGAAATTCAGGCAGCACGCAAGCTTCACACGACTTTCCAGAACGTCCAGCGGCTTGAGAGATATTTTCAGACTCCTGGCATCCAAGAACTGCTCAAGAACAACAATGACAAGCTGGTTGCTGCAATTACAGGAACCGGCACTGACCTCACACTTGATTTGACTGTCGTGCAAAACGGCAAGGCTGTAGCTCGTAAGAAAGTGCATCTGCCACCGGATACACCACATCAGGGCGGTACGACTCCCGGCACTCGCGGACGCAAGAAGGTGATGAAAAAAGTGACGACCTCGATGGGGCATGCGTAAATGGCAGACATTCCGCTTGTAACTCACCCTCAGTCACCGGCTAACAAGGATTCGGCCAAGCGTCTTGTCTCTGACGCTGGGTTGAAATTTGCGCGGCCGTGGATATCAGCCGGTTCGTTGCACTTCGTCTGGCCGGTCGGTGCCGAGAGCTTTAGAATTTCAGGTCAAGCTACCAACGCTGTCCATCACTACATCGGCGGAAATACGCCGGATGTGCAGACGATCCATTTCCACGAAGGCCGAATTGAAATATCAGGGACGCTGCCGGGTCTGACATCGCCGGAAAACATGGTGTCACTGCAAGACATTGTGACTTCACGTAGCAGGAAGATGCTGGCGCTCCCAGGTGTTTTGCCAAAGGTGCAGTATGTCGTCGTGGACAGCTACGAATTCAACCGAGACGAGAATGACAGGACAAACTCGATTGCCTACTCAATTACACTAATCCGTGTGGGCACCGCTGGCACGTCAAAAGGCCCAGGGGTAGTAGGAAGTACCCTGGACTCCGCGCAGGCCCCTGGAAGCGCTCCTAGCACCGCACAGAGGGCGTCCAAAAGCCAGTCCTCCCGCACCTACACGACCACACAGACGATTCGGACGTTTCGAGCGGTTTCAGACAAGGTATACGGCGATGTGAACCTGTGGACAAAGCTCGTTGATCTGAACCGAAATACACTAATTAACAATAACCCTGCACTCAAGGGTGTAAATCAGTACCAACTTCCGTATTACAGATGGCCGGTGGGAACCCGGATCGCGTATTGACCTATGGCCTGGACTCCGCCACAGACGTTTGATCCCACCAAGGTCAAAGCCCTAATTACAACCAAATGGTCGGGGACGGCTTACAAGTCGGCCACGATTCGCCGCGTCGAGCAATACACAATTTCAAGTCAGCTTGACAGTGACGCCGATCCGTGGACACTCGACCTGGGAAATACAACTGCCGACCTGAATTCGATTCTGGCGAGAGACAACGAAGTACGTGTGCAAATCTTCGGAGCTTCGACAAAGACAACGTTGCCGATTCTGACCGGAATCATGGATGATGCAACTTACAGCGAGGATGGCACGATTCAACTCAGCGGCCGGGATATGTCGTGCATTCCAGTCGAGTCGGATCATTGGCCCAACATCTACCGTGGGCTCAGCCCGACTAAGATCATCGAAATGGAAGCTCGGGCTTTGAAGTGTGCCACAAAATTTCAGATCACTGAGATATCTGGTGGCCCCAAGCGTCAACAGACCGACGGCTCGGAGAAGTATTGGGAATTCTGGTACCGGATGGTGCGCAAGGATGGCTATTGGATTTGGATGCTTGCCAATGGAACGCTTGTTGTCAGCAAGCTAAATTACAATGACCCTCCGATCTACACCTTTGCTGCCGAAGATGTTGCCAAGGGCAGTGACATTCCTGTTGTCTCGTTTGCGTGGCACAAGACGACCCAAGGGCGGATCGGCAAGCTCGGTGTCGAGTGGCGCACACAGAATGTCATTGCGACGACCGGGAAGCCTAGCCTGACGACCTATGATGATGTAAATATCAAGGACTGGCTCAAGAGGCCCAACAAGATCATTCAGGACAAGCATGCAGTTTCACAACAGTCGGCGTACAAAGTTGCCGTCGAGGAGCTTTTCGAGTCCCGTGTAGGCGCGATTGAAATTACACTGACAGTCCGCGATCCGGGGTTCCTGATCCAGCAAAATCGGATGGCTAAAGTCAACCTTCCCGAGTACGACTTGAAAAGCGATTGGTTCATCGTCGGCTCGACTTTGCGCGGCGGTACAGAGGGAATGCTACAAGAGGTTCGCCTGCGAGAGAAGAAGTTTGCAATTTCAAAACGTGTTCCCGATGATCCTGTCTGGACAAAAGACCCGACCGCAAATCAAAACCCCGGCATGCCCTCCGGTGCCGCTGGCAAAGCCATTCTTGGCCAGATGAAAAATCACCCGGAATGGTTTGAGTGTTTCCTGGCCGCAGCACAGAAATGGCATGGGCTCTACGATCTTGCATTCTTCATGGCTACGCTGCTTGCAGTTTGCGATCACGAGACGGGATTTACAAACGAGCGCTCAGATGACTCCAATGACGGCAGTGGAAATACAATTCCAGCGCCGGGAGAGCATCATGTCGAGTGGACTGACATTCGGACAACGAATCCGACTCCCTCAGAGCTTGACAACTGGAAGCGAAATTTTGCAAACACAGGTGGAGACGGCTACATCCCACGCGGCTACGATAATGCTGTCGGCCCAATGCAATTGTTCAGCAAATTCATCAAAGAGGAAGCCGATCAGTACGAGGGCGGCAAGGTAGATGAATTTTTCGGCAATCGTTGGAATCCGTGCGACAATATCATGGCGGCTGCGCACCTAATCAACATTCAGGCCAAAACCACGAATGGTTCTCAAGCTGATATGTGGGCAGGGATATGTAAATATGGTGGCTTCACCGATCCCCACTGTGCCTACGGTCAGGACATTCGTAATCGAGTCTTGAACGATCCCGGCTGGCTGCAATTGGTACAGGATGCACTCTCCTCGATTCCGCCCGAAGGCCAGGGAACCGGTCAGTGGGTATTTCCTGTTGACGGCTTCACTGCCTTTAATTTCAAAGACGGCGGGGGCCCGTGTGCGCATGTGGGTGAAAATGGCCCGAATGACATTTGGCAGGACAACAGTGCGCACGACATCATGGCTGCGGGTGGAACCAAAATCTACGCGCTGTCGGATGGTGAAATTACAGGAATTGGAAGCTCGCAGAGTGCAGGCCCAGGTGGACATGCGTTTGGCATCTACCTCACTGCCGACGACAACTCGGAGTGGTACTACGCGCATATGACAGGCGACCCGACGGGAAACTCAATTACACAACCACCGGTATTCGATCACAAGAAGGTGCGAGCTGGTGACTTGGTTGCCTACACAAACCGATGGGATGGGCACCTTCATCTTGCAATTCACGCATTCGACAAGGCAGTGAACGCTGTCAACTGCGCACTAGAGGCTGGCTGTGATCCGATCAATGTCCTCCGGGCAAAGCTGGCGCAGTAATGGCTATCGAAGATGCAGAATGGGCATCAATTACAGAACACGTCGAAAAGATCGTGCAGCAAGTGGCCGGGCGTGCAGGCGATCACTTCTTTGTCGATACCGTTGTGAAAAATGACACTGCAAACAATCTCGTTTGGGTAGCTGAACTAGGCGATGCGCCCGTTCCGCTATTTACATTCGACTACGACGTGACCTACTACGACGAATCTCCACGTGGCACCGGCTTGAGCTTTGGCGCGTACAAGGTCTACACAAAGCATGCCAAGGTAAAAGTGAAATGCCCGGAAGTAGGTGACGTAGTTCTCGTTGCACGTGAGATGGGTGTCAACCGGCTACCTCGATGCCTGGGTGTCCTGCGAAGTCAAAATTTCGTTACCGAGGAAGGTGAATAGGTGCCCTGGGATATTGCAATTTCAAATCATGGTGATCTGATCTTTGCGGCTAACCGTGATCTTGAATATGTCGAGGGTACACAACTGCTCAACCAACGAATCATCAATCGGCTGCGCATTCAGCGAGGTAGTTGGATTTTCAATCGTGATTCCTCTCTTGGCTCAGACCTCGATTCGCTCGTTGGCAAATCTTTCAATCAGCAAATCAATCACGTGCCGATGATAGTGCAAGAGGCGCTGGTGCCGATGGAAGATGAAATTCAATTGATCGCTGTCGATGTAGTTCCTGATCCCAAAGATCCACGCAGCCTCCAAGTTGTCGTGGAATACTCACAAATTACACCTGACGTTCCACCTGACATCAGCGATTCAAACACCGTCACACTGCTCATACCAATCGCGGGAGTGTAAATGTCTCCAATAACAGATTCCACGTTTTACACGACGCGCGATCAGTGGCTCGCGCAGATGGTGACACAACTGCAAAACTATGTCACGGATGCTTATGTTGGTGAGGATGGAATTACATATATCCTCTTTGCGGTCGAGGCCGGTCAGCTTGAGCAACTTTCGCTCGCTAATCAAATCCTCTTGCAAGAGTGCTTTCCGCAGACGGCCAGTTTTGCAGCTTTGAAAATGTATGGGCAGATGTTCAACATTCCGGTTCTTGTTGGACTGCCTGCTACCGGGCAATTGATGTTTACCGGTACCGATGGCTTGCTGATCCCGGCAGGCACTTTGGTAGGTGCGCCACGAACGCCGGGACTTAGCCCAATTACATTCGCTACGAATACGGATGTGACATGCCCATCACCGGGATTGCCGACAGCGTGTACGGCAGCGATCAATGTCACGGCAGGAAATCTCAATGGTTCCTATGAGTACGCTGTGACTTTTATCACTGCTTCGGGTGAGACGTTGCAAGGCCCTGATGCAATTGCAGTAACGCCGGTCAACCAACAAGTCAACTTGACTGCAATTCCGCTTGGCGGAACAGGAACGACACAGCGCAAGATTTACAGACAGAAGAATGGCACTGGGCCGTACCAGCTAGTGACAACGATTGCCGACAATACGACAACGACGTATACAGACAACATTGCTGATGGATCGCTCGGGGCAAATGCACCCGCAGCAGACTCGGCACACAACGTCACTGTCAACGCCACAGCTACCGATATTGGTGCGGACGGAAATGTTGCGGCAGGCACAATTACAATTCTTGTCAACGTCCCGCCTGGCACGCTGGCTGTTACCAATCCATCCGCATTTACAAACGGTGCAGATGACGAGGATGTAGAGAGTTATCGCGCTCGGCTGATGACGCGGATTGGTGATCCGAACACCGGCAGCGACAGCGACCTAATTTCATGGGCCGAGTCAGTCGAGGGTGTCGAGTCGGCAACAGTGTTTGACAATGACAATATGGGCACCGCTACTCCTGGTCACGTGACGGTGAGAATCACAGGCCCAGGAGCTTCCGTGCCAACAGCGGGTGTAATTGCAAACGTGCTGGCATTGTTACAGAGCTACGATGTTTGCAACATCACCATTCATGTCGGCGGATTTACACCAAAGGTACAGAACGTGACCGCAGACGTGACCACAGATGCAACGCACGTACTTGCAGATGTCACTCCATCGGTACAGCAGGCAGTGTCCGATTTCATTGGCAATATCCCAGTCGGCGGTACGCTCTACGTCTCGGGTCTTGTTGATGCGATCTACGGCCTGTCTGGAATTGTTGATGTTGTAATTACAAACCCAGCGACAAACCAGACTTCGTTGGCAACTGAGAAATTCACAGTTGGGACGGTGACAGTCGTATGACGGCGACAATTCCTCCGCAGCCGGTACTTCCGGCAGAGCAACGGCTCACCGATGCCGAAGTCAATTTCATGCAGGAGGAGCCGCCGCGCTTTTTCCCGGAAAACCAGAATTCCAACTGGGGACTCAAGCGCAAGCTGTTCAGCGACCAGACGCAAGCGCTGATAAACCAGCTTGATGAAATTTACGCTGAGCGCTGGCCGATGACAAGCTCGATTTTTCTCGATGAGTGGGAAAAGATGGTCGGCCTCCCGCAGAACCCGTCTGGCAGGACAATCGGGCAGCGTAGAAATTCAATCCTGAC